AGTATGATTAAAGTAACAATTACCACTACCCCAACGTCTTGTAAGTTTTACCCTATAAGTAATTGATGATGTAGTGTTTGGTGAATCAAGATACATTCCATTTGGACCACTAGTAGCATCAGACATACTGCCAGAAGCACCAGCACCAAAGTAATAGGCATAGCCATAAACTTCAGTCGAGTCTCTATAAAGAAGTAATTGATATTCAGTACCAGCCTGTACATAGGAAGGTGCACTTGTTAAAGTAACTAAAACCTTATTACTACTAGAAGATGGTGTAATAGATACGTTTACTATTTCAGTTTCAGTATTATCAGTAATGTTTATGGTTGAGTTAACAAGTGTTTGTACTACTTGTAAAACTTTACCAGTAGAAATTGTGGATTTGGCATCTGTTACTGCATTATTAGCTAGCGTATCAGTATCTACTATTCCGTTAGGTAAACCTCCTACAGAGATTCCTGTAACGGTTCCGTTTCCATTTATTGTTATTGCCATAATTAAACTATTGTGTAAGCACTACCATTGCTGATAGTTAAAGTAACTCCGTTGTTTATAGTCACGGGACCAGCACTCATTCCATTCGACCCAACTGGAATTGTGTGTGATGCACTAATTGTTTGACTGTTTTCATATATTGCTCCGCCAGCTACTGTTGATGCTCCGTCTTCCCAAGAAGTAACACCACTTCCATTTGTAGTGAGAACTTGTCCATTACTACCTGCAGTTATAGGTAATGATAGATCCCAACTTGCTTGTCCAGTTTGATCTGATTGAGCTTTAATTTTGACGTATTGTGTATTTCTTCCAAGCTGTAGTCCAGAGTTATCTAGAATAGATCCAAATGTTCCACTTTGCGTAGAGCAACATCTTAAAGTTATGTTTGCTTGAGCTGCTGGTTGAACTACAGGATCATTATTACTAGCATCTCTACTTAAATAAAGATCGTGACAATTTAACTGACCACCAATAAGTGATACGTCAGTCGTAAAACTCATAACACCATTACTGTCACTTACTAAAAATGAGTCTCCTGTTGGTGCTTCTGGAAGAGTAAAATTACTATCTTTTGTTAAAGTATTAGGTCCAGTAAGTGTTATCTCATAAGTATTATTATTATCAGAATCAAATACTATACTATTACCTTGACCAAACGTTAATTTTTTACCTCCACCAGTAATAGATACATTTTCTCCCGCTACTTGATAACCGTTGCTATCAAAAGAGATTTGTCCAGTGGAGCTAGTTTTTAGAAATGCACCTCCACCACCTAAACCTGAGGTAGCACTAGTTGGTAAGGTAAATGTGTTACTTACACCAGCACTATGAGGAGGTGCTTGAATTGTTTGACCATGACTGTTTTGTGCACAGTTAAGTTTTATTGCTGCATCTTTACTACTACCATCACTTAATGTAGGTACACCTCTAACTTCAACAACACCTGTACCATCTGGAAGAAGTTTAATATTACCATTTGTTGTGCTTGTAGTTACAGTACTAGCTTGTAAATCTAAGTTGCCACCAAGTTGAGGTGATGTATCGTTTACAAGATCAGTATTTGCATCAACAAATTCCAAAGCGTTTGCTGAACTATTAACTTTAACTGTTTTATTTGCAGATCCTGTAAAGTTTGCTGGAGTGTCTGTAAGTCCAGTAAATGAAGTTGTCACATCAACAAACTCAACAGCATTACCAGAAGAGTTTACTTTTAATGTTTTATTTGCAGCACTACCATAGTTAGCTGGTGTGTCAGTTAATCCAGTAAATGCTGTAGCTCCACCAGAACCAGAACCGCCGTCATCAGCAATTATAAAACTACTACTTGATGCCTGATATTTAAGAATCTTGCCATCTGCTACACCAGAGGTATTTACGTCAGTTAATGCATTTAGAGAATTACTTGATGTAACGTCAGCTCCAGTTGCAATACCAGATAACTTTGTTTTTTCAGCATCTGTAAAAGCGTTGGTATTAGACTCGGCTTCGTATGCAGTTTTTATTTCTGCTCCAGTCTGGTCTGCTGTAGCTGATGTTTCTATGCCAGATAGTTTTGTTTTTTCTGCATCTGTAAAAGCATTTGTATTTGCTTCTCCTTCATATGCACTTTTTATTTCAGCACCTGTTTGATCTGCTGTAGCTGCTGTTTCTATGCCATTAAGCTTAGTATGATCAGCATCAGTAAATACATTACTATCTGTTGCCGCTTCTACTGCTGTTCGTATTTCAGCATTAGTTTGATCGGCAGTAGCTGCTGTCTCAATACCAGCAAGCTTTGTTTTTTCTGCATCACTAAGAACGTTAGTATTGCTATTACCTTCATACAGAGATTTAATTTCTGCTGCTGTCTGGTCTGCTGTCGCTCCAGTTTCAATACCATCTAATTTTGTACCGTCTACTGATACATCTCTACCATCAACAGTTCCAGAAGTAACAATATTTTGACTTCCAAAGTTAGGTGATATTTTAGTTCCAGCTATTGCTGCTGAAGCATTTACGTCAGCATTGACAATCGTGTCATCTTTGATTTTTGCAGAAGTTATTGCTCCATCTTTAATGTCAGATTCAATAGTGGTTGAACGTGCTTCACTAAGACCAAATCTAGCCATATCATGGATAGCATTTAGATCTGCTGCTCTGATAGATGAACCAGCAGCAAATACGGCTGCTGCTGTATTGACATCTGTTTCTCTATATATATGAACGTTACCTGATCCTGCGGCAGCTTGTGCTCCAAGGGTAACTGTTGTACCACTTACGGTGTATTCACCAGAACTTGGGCTACTTGCTACATAAGTTTGTAAAACTCCACCAATTCTTACCTTGATGTCGCTTGCTTGTAAATATTCTATTGTAATGGCGTAAGAGGTGGCTCCGCCATTTTTAAATTCTTCAGTTGTTTGTACCGCCATGGGTTATCCACCTAGTGTTGTTTATTTGGGCATCTCTAAAATCTTGTCTATCGTGCCTGTGTTTGCTTTCCTGTTTTTTATTTTTTGATCTCTTTCTTCAATGAGTAGTTTTTGGACGTCGTTATCATTTTTAAGACTTGCCCAAGCTCGTTTCTTAGCTTTGTCAAATGCTCTTGCAATTCTTTTGTAGTGTGGGAATGATTTTGGTTCGACATCTTTCATACCATTTTTCTTGTAGTAGTTCATCTCAGCAAGAGAAATTTGTATAGATTCTTCTGCTGCCATCTTGTCAAAAACTGCTTCTAAGTTTTGCTCACCTATCGCCTTCTGAAACATAGATCTAACTTTTGGACTGTTAGATAAATCTGTTCCATCTGGAGCTGAGTATGTAGAAGTTCTCATGTCATAACCACTGTTAAATAACAACTCTCTACCGGGTGTGTAATCTATGTTGAAGTTCACAGGTGAAACCGCATTAAACATACGAGTTACAAAGTTATGATCTTTAATAGGTCTTCCAGTTAAGATGTCGTATTTAATTGGTAGTGGATCTGATGCAATATTTTCAGTTATTAAGTTTCTATTTCTTATAGAGTCACCTATATCAGAACCTAATTCTCTTGTGTATGGAGTAAGAACTTTACCTATTTCATTTCTAAGACTAGATAATGGCAGAGTATTGTTCATTAAAGAAGCAACTATTCTTTCTTGTTGCCCGGGAGCACCTGAAAATAAATCTACAAATGATTGCAATCCTGCTAAGTAAGATTTACTTGTAGCAGTACTAGCTAATGCCATTGCTAATTTAGATAACCTATCTTCAGCCCATTCTTCACCCATTAATTCTTGGTGATCTCCTATGTCTCCTACTAATGCAAGTATCTGGTTATAAGGTTCAAAGGCATCATAGTTAACCCAAACATTACCAATCTTGATTGTTCTTGGTTTCCAGCCAGCATCTAACCATGCCTGTCTTTGCGTTCTATCTGTTGGTCCATTGCCGTGTAAGTTACCACTAAGATATGCCATTGATGCCATACTTAAAGCAGCACCACCCATAGCTAATCTTCCATTCTGAATAGCTTTAGCATTCATAAGATCGCGTGCATTATGTATGCCGTACTTATGTAGTGATTGAAGATTATCTCCGGGTTTAGCTTTAGCTATCTGGTTAAATTCTTTTACTAAGAAGTTAAATCCGGGAGTATGTTTCGCAGTAAGTGCTAAGCCGTTAATACCTGTCCTAGCAAATAGGAAGAATGGTCTAGCCCAAGGTGCTTCGTTAAAAGCTTCGCCAAGTTTCTGAGAGAAACCTGTTAAGTCTTGAGTAAGAGTAGCTTCTTTTCTACTAAATTCAGCAGCTTTATCTGTGATATTACCGTTAGCATCAAAGATCTCTTTATTAAAATTATCTTCGTACTGTTTAAAGAATTTAGCATCTAGGTTTTGGAAGTTACCATCAGGTAGTTTTTCTGCTGCTTTTAAAAATGCTTTCTCTCTGGCTCTAGCTCTACCAATAATTAATCCAAACGCATCGTCAGTAGATGCCATGATCTTAGTTGAGTAGGTTAAAAAACTATTGTCATTTAAACTCCTAACCATATTTGCAGTTCTATATAAAGCCTTATCTGTTGCATCGCCTCTAGTTTCTGCCCAATGACCATACATAGTCCATTGGTCATCTAGTTTAGTTCTTTCTACATATCTGGTTTTCATTGTTGAAAGATCGCCAGCCCAATAAGAATTAAGTCTTCTTTTAAATAATTCAAAAGATTCTGGTATTGCTTCACGCATAGCATTAAGTGATGCTAAGCCAGCTCTCATAGTTGTACCGTCACCCTTCATCAAACCACCTAAAGCCATAGCCATAGGTCTAGTAAAGGTTGCAGTAGATGTACCTAAGATTGCTCGCATTGCAGTCTTTGGTCCAGACAGAACACTATGAGTAAACATAGTTCCCATCTCTCTCAAAAATGCACCAGTTTTTTTAGGATCTCCACCCCATTCACCACCTCTCATCTTGACTCTCATAAACTGGTCAAGGTCATCGAGTGTGTTGATATCTTTAGCCATAGAGATACCTTCAAACATAGCTTTGAATATCTCATCACCTTCATCACCAGATATATCTAACGCCATACGAAAAGCATCAATACTTTCCTGTACTTGTTTGTCTATCATTTCAGCTTGAAGTTTTGGAGTAACTGTTTGACCCCTCAACTTTCCAAACTGTCGTAGTTGTTGAGATATATCAGCACTAGCCATCTTTCTCATCTGCAAACCAGCTATTAGTTTTTTAACCATCTGCTGTGCAGGACCGTCGATATCTTTTATGTCATATATATTTGCTAATTCTCTTGCTGAAACTCCTGCATCTCTAATCTCATTAAATAGAGAAGCATTAATCATATCTATAACATCAGCATATTCACTAGAAACATAAGAATATAGTGTTTTCTTTCCACTCTTACGTACTAATTTTTCCTTACTTATCTCTTTCCAAAACTCTTCAGGAGTCATGTCAGATGTATTTCTGCCTTCAAAAACAGCTTTATAAGTATCAAGATCCTGTGCATACATTTCATCAAGAGTCTTACCTTGTCTGGCAGCAGTCTCTTTCATCTGCTCAACATAACCTTGACTTCTAAATCTACGTAGTACTTTTTCTATAACTGATCTTGCTTGTTTTGTTCCTTTAGTAAGTGCTGTTACTTCGGTGTTAGATAGTGCAGAACCTACACTTCCTTCTTCAGAACCAAGTTGTGTTTTCTTTTGTCTTCTAGCTTTGTTAAGAGCTGGACCTGTCTCTAAGGAAGTAGTACCACCTTGTGATTTGTTAGCTAGTTTTGGATTCTTACTTGCTCTGAATCCGGGTTCTTTCATCTGAGTAGCAGCTTCTTCTAGTTGCTGTGACTTAACACTTTTTTTTCTAGCATTAATTACTTCTTTAATTCCTTCTTTGTTTTTTGCTACTCCATATAGAAGGCTGTCAAACACACCTCCAATTAACATACCTTCTGCTACGTTTTTGACAGTCTTCATTATTGGACTATCACCGTCTTGTGTAGCGAGTGGTGTGTCTAATAAAGGAAACTTTTCCTTAAGCATTCCTGAGATATTATCGTCTTGAGAGTCTTTATCTAGTAGGTCAAATCTTGCTCCAGTTAATGCACCAGTTTTAAGACTTTGTGCAAAGGTTAAACCTTTACCAACTTTCCCTACAGCTCCAAATCCACCAGTCAAACCTAATGTAGTTGCGACTTCAGTACCTGTTCTAATTAGACCACCCCACCAAGTTTTAGTTTCTAAAGGATCATTTTCTCCATAAAGAAATTTATCCCACTCAGTTTCATAACCTTCTTCAAATGCCTCACCAGAAGCAAAGTCAATGACTCTTTCTGGAGCTGTGATTATGTTAGCTAAACCATCTCTTGCACCAGCTAGTGGTGCTTTGACAGTATCAGCTATATAGTCACCTAAGTTTGCACCTTCAGGTTTGTTAGCTTCTGCTTTTTGTTCTTCTATTTGAGCTTGTTGTTCTCGAAGCTCGGCACGCTCTTGCTCGGCTTCTTGCATATTTTGAACTGCATTAGCAGTCTGTTCTATACTTAGTCCATCTCCAGATATTCCTATCTCGAGATTTATTTCATCTTCCATAGTTACCACGGTAATATTGCCTAACGAACGGCAAGTAAACCGCAGTTACTCGTCCGTTATAGTTAAAGCTTTTTTGTTGAAAATTGATGTTTTTGCATTTTGTTCTCCAGCTCCTTCTGCCTCAAGTCTTGCTCTTGTGATCTTTTCACGAGTTGGAAATTTATATATAAGATTTAAAATTTTTTGATTATATTCTGTTTTCTGTTCTTCAAATTGTACGTTTCCTTCTACTAAATGTTTCATTTGAGAGTTAGCTAAATCAACAGGATTGATACCCATTCTCATTGCTAAATCTTTGTAGTAGCTAGGTATATCTTTAGATTGTTTTAGAGGTGTGTTGTACCACGCAATTAAGCCTGCATCTATCTCTTGATTAGATACAATTTTATCTGTTCGCCACTTACCTCCAGCAGCTTGAGTCATAGAGACCTGCATTGTACGGTTATAGGTTTCATCACCGTCATCTGAGAAATCTGTACTCATCATTCTCTTAAGTGTCTGAGCATCTCCTACGGCTGTTTGAACTGCGTGTTTTGCAGCAGTGTCTGCTTGTGCTTCATTAGCTACTTTTTGACCATTTCTAAATAAAGTATTTTTATAAGTTTTAAAATACAACTCAGTCAAACTTTCATTTAAGGACAACCACTCTGGTGTTTTAGTCATACCTACACCAAAAGTATCATTAGTACCTACATCAGTATAAGAATTAATCCATTCTTGAGCTGCTTTATGGTCATCAGATCCGGGAACGGTTGATCCAGCAGTTATAAGTTTATCTTTGTACTTATTAAATAACTCTGTACTTACATTAGCTAGTTCAAAATCATACACACCACCTTGGTAGCGGATAGATTCTTTAAGCATCTCTTCTGCAACGTCATCATCTAAATGACCACGTAATGCACCTTGTATATCAGAAGGAATATAACCATCGTACTTTTGTTTATAAACTTCCATGAGCTGTATCTTTGTCTCATTAGTAGGATTCTGTAAAGACTTAATTACTTGTACATCAGCAGCTATTTTATTTGTCCTTTCTGTTTCTTTAGCAGTACTACCTTTTACTGAAGCTTCAACTAATTCTTCTCCTAAATCTTCCCACTCTTTCCATGAAGTCATAGTCTTAGTAGATCCATCACGAGCTTCTATTTCGTGATTGACTATAGACATAGCTTCTGGAAAGGTAATCTTATTTTTAGCTACAAGATCAACAAGACTTTCTTTAAAAGCTATTCTCCCTGCTTGAATAGAAACTTGATTTCTAGCAGCATATCTAGAAGCCCAATCGTGGGCTAGTTGATGACCGTCTTGTGGATTAGCTGTTGCAAATCCAATCTCTATCATCTTGTCATCAGATTCTTTAACTTGAATTTTATATGCAGCTTCTCTTTTTACAGCTTGCTCTTTTCTTCTTTTAGCATCAAACTTATCTATTTCAGGCTTAACAACAGTAGCTACAAGAGCTTCGTTTAATCCTGAAAATTGTCTTGCATATTCAAACTTAATTTTTTCGTCTAAAGCTGCCTGTTCTGAAGGAGATAAGCTATCTAAGTGACCAACAGAAACTGTCTGTCCATCTCTTACAACATCTATCTTCGTAGTTTCATAAGCATCATAAACATACTTGTCATAACCTTTAGCTTTCTGTAAAGCATATTGTTCTGCAACCATATACTTTTCCCAACCAGCCATGTTACGAAATTCTTGAGCGGTGATAGAGTCACCGGTTTCTTCTTCGTACTTAGAAGCAAACTCTTGAGTAGCTAGATCATCTTCAAATAGTTGATCTCTCTCACCTCTAAATGTTGCTTCTAATTCTGGGCTAACGCCTCTAGTTAGTATGTCTAATTTAATTTGTGCTTCTCTGTCAGATCTAAATTTATCTTGTTTCTTCTTTATTATGTCACCGAAAGTAGACGAAAGATCAGCCACCTGACTCCACATCTTTTCGGTGTTTCTTACACTATCAGCAGAGTTTTTTTCTAGCTGCTGAAGGTATCTTTCTTCTGATTGCTGGATAGCTCTATCAGATTTTTCTTGTTCTGGAACAACGTCAAGTATTTCTTGAGGAGTTAATGACTGCCCAGATATTTCATATTTAGGTATCATTAGAAACTCCCTGCTGGATATGTATTTCCATAGTTATATGTTGATGCAGGTGTATAGCCAAGAGTAACTCCCGGTGTATTACTGTAAGCGTAAGATCCTGCACCTTGATTCATCATTCCTTTACCACCACCAGACCAATCCTGATTCATATTAAGATTACCTTCTATACCAGCACCTATCGCCTGACCCATGCCAAGCATGAATGTCATTCCTACGTTCTGCATTACTGGTTTTGGAGGAGCCATATCTGCTATTGGTTGGATAGCTACCTTTCCAAAGGATCTGTTTAGTTGACCTTTTAATTTTCTATTGACATCTTCATTACTTTGTCTAGCCATATAACCAGCTTGAGCTAAGCCTCTGGATCTTAATGCTTGACTAATACCAAAGTTGCCTTTGTTCATAACTAATTGTCTAGCTAATGCTCTACCTCTAATACCACGTTCAGCAGCAGATACTTCTATCGCTCCTTCGTTAGCTAACATCTTTTTAAAGTCTTCTTGGTTTTCTAAGATTGCTAGAGATTTTGCATTATTTAATTGGTGTTGTGTTCTTGAGTAAGCTCGTTGAGCTGCAATACTTGCTTGGTCAACCTCTTGCTCAAACTGTACTTTTTTAGTTGCGTAAGTAGTTCTTGTTTGCATCCACTTACGTTCTCGGACTTTTAGCTGATGTTCATAAATTCTTCGCTTCTCTTTGTTTGCTTGAGAAGCTCCCATCGCTGAGCCTACGGCTGACATCGCTGGTCCTATTGCTGCTGGGCTGCACATATTCGTACAAATTCTATAAAGGATAAATTGTTTGGTCCGTAGGGAAATTTCCTAAGAAATTTAAAACCTAAAAACCTAAGTAACTTGATATGGACTTTGTTTCTTTCGTCAACAAAATTCCACAGTAACTTGTCTTGTCTTGAGTTCACATACCGTTTTGCTTCTCTAGCAAATGTATGAGGAAATTTTAAAATAGCTGGGGTACATAGCATCCAAATCTGTCCACCTGTGTAGACGCCTGCAATGCCACATATCTCATCATCTGGGTTAGTAAAATAAACTGCCTCAGAGTTATGTACTCCGACAACCAGAGCATTTAAAGGGTCATGTCCATGACCTTCTTTGACTTCCCGATAATCATCAGGTAATAAATTAGAAGCCACACGAAGTGCAGCTTCTGTTGTTGCTGGGTGGATATGTTTACTCATTTAAAGTATGTTGTAATTTTTCAATAGTTTCTTGCATCCAAGATTCCCAAGGGTTTCCTAGTGGTAGTTTCATCCCTTTGTACATCTTGTTTTTCTTAAGCCATTGAATATAAATACGTACTTCTTGTTCAGTAAGGGTGATGTTAAACACGAGTGTAATTATTTTTTGTATATACTCCTTCCCACGTCATGTTGTGAATTGTGGCTGGAGCTGGGTGTGTAGATTTAACTGTTAACGCTACGTTTATATTTCTGTCGTAAATAGGAACTGTTCGTAAAAGATTATCGTCAGCTACTATTCCAGCGTTTGCTGAATATTGATTAGCACTAGCTACTTCAAATACTTCTGTATAATCAGCTCTACCTGTTCTACTTAAAGTTGTTTCATAGATACCTACTGGACCAAAGCCAAACTTAACTCTATGCAAAATAGTATTTGATCTAGTATCAGCTCTCCAGTTATTACCACTTTGAGAAAGATAGTAGATAGTTGGAAGATCAACTTCCATAGTGTATTGATATCCAATGAGAAATGTCTCACCAGACCAATCGCCATCAAGTTCTAAATTACTACCATTGATAGTAATTAGACCATATCTACCTAAGTTCGTACCAGCATCTACGTCATAAGCTGCAAGTTGATTTCCACTTTCTAAACCAGTTGGCTTAGCTTTAGTAGATTTTCTAGTAGTAGCGTTATATGTCCAACCATTTGTAGACATTAAATGATCTAGGTGTACTCTGTTCTCTGCTAAAGCAAAGGTATTAGAGTCCATCTTTATTGAATATTTAAGTAACTGATCCTTATTGTTATTACGTACAACTACATATAAATTGTCATCTTGCATGCAGTGGTATTGAATAGTTCCTGTCACTGTCCATTTAAACCAAGACGCTAGTTTTCTATCTTCAATTTGGTCAAAATATCTGTAACCATAAAGGGTAGATGAACCTTCTTCACTAAAGAAAACAACTGAGTTTTCTCTTGAGTTAGATATAAGCTTTAAATCTTTTTCAAATAATTTTGAAACTACTGCACTCTGTTCAATTATTTGTGGTTCTCCTTCTCTAAGAACATTTGTCATTTCAAAGAACCTTGAGAACTTACCAGCGTTATCTAAGAAGCCAATAGTTGTACCCAAAGAAACAGGATTTGTAGCAAAGTTAAAGTTGTAAGAAGAAAGAGCATTTATTTTAGCGGTAATAGGGCTGAATGTATCACTATCAGTAGTGAGCATAAATTGTTGATTTTTAGTAAATAAAACTAAACCTGTATTTACTTGAATACCGTCATATAAAATTGCTGGGTATTCTGAACTAGCTGCTATATCTATTGGATCACTAGCAACAAATTGTATAGCTGACTTATTAAAGAAATTATAAAAATCTCCCGGTCTAGATAAAATTATATTCTCATCAGAAAGTAAGCATAATCTGTTACGGAAGAACAGCATCTTGTTTATCTGTTTACCTATAAAAGAAGGTTCAGGGTTAGTTACATCATCTCCAACTAAAGCATCGTCCCATTGTGGAACTGTATAGCTTACACCTGAAATTGTATAACTAGATCCATCTAATTCAGTAAGTCTGAAATTACCATCAGCAGTTCTTATTAAAGCTACAGGCATAGTGTCATATTTAATCCTTTTTTTTCTTCCCGGCTTAGCACATTCTTCCCATGTACCTTCACCATCTCGATCACTATTACCAAAGAATTTTACAAAATGATTATCTTCATCAGCAGCACTATTAACTATTTCAACTACCATTCCATGCTTACATTGACTAGGTAAATCACCTACATCATTTATTTTTCCAGCAACCACATTTAGTAGTTCTCCTACTGGAGTAGAAGCATTGAAAACAGAACTACGTTTTATGTGCATTCCAGTTCCAATAGTAGTAATATCACTAGCAGAAAAATTACCACTAGCTATTATTTCTGACCTTATATCACCAAGAATACTTTCAGCAGTAATAGTTGTTTCAGTATCAAAAGGTGTTGGTTGTGGTCTTACTAAAGCAAGGTTTCCTTGAACAACTGAAGTACTTATAGTCTCTATAGTTACTTTATAAAAAGCATCTTTCATCCATACATAAAAGTAATCACCTTGTTGCCAACCTTCACCTCCATGTAGTAGATCGTATGTAGTTGTATATCTTGCTTGATATGTAACTTCAGAACCAGCTCCATAAGGTGTTGATTGACCTGTTGTAACTATACGAAAATATAAGTTTTTACGACCAGACTGACCAGACTGATTAGATGAGTTATAAACACTGACTGAATAACTATATGATCTATCTGTTATACTTCCATCGGTTTTTTCTCCACCAACAGCACCTTCATCTACCAAAGTTGTGCCACTGCCTACGGAAAATATTTTAGTTCCTACATTAGGAGCATAAGCATCTCTCGCGTCCTTAGAATCGTCAGTACATCTGTGTATTTGAGAACCACGTGAAGCATGGTCTACCATATGACCCCCACTTTCACAGTAGTTATTACTTGATCTAAGTCGTTCAACATTAATCCTTGTAGCTGTAGTTACAGTTGAAGTAGTGTTGTTGTCAAAAATATTTACTGAATACTGTTTTGCATAAGAGATACTTTTTAACTCCAGAAAAATTTCTTTCTGAAAATTTGTGTCTGGTTCTAAAGTATTTGAAGCAGAATCCATTGCTGTAGTTTTAGATCTATTAGTTAGATACGTAAAATCATTTAGGGTTAATGTTTGGATATCTTCGTCATTAGTATGAGTCAAGTAATTGTTATTTCCTATTCCATTGACTACAGTTTTCTCTGCTCCGCTTAAACAATCCCACATCTTAACAACACCGTTCTGTGCTATTTGTCCTATGTACTGTTCGTTCTCATCACGGTAATAATGAAACCACCTACCGTTAGTTGTGGAATTATTTGAACCATCAGATAAAGATGCCACAAACTTTCCAGCAGGTCTTTTTGTTAATCCTTGGCTGACGTCAGGTAAAGTGTTTACCATGCTTTTTACCTGACCGGGAATTTTGTATTCATCAGGTTGTTGAGATATACCCTGAGATAAATTTGGAATAGTTTGTGTAATGTTTGCCATTATCTAATAAGTGCTTTGTAAGGTTGATAAGCTCTATAATTACTTTCATGTGGAAACCCAAAGAAAGTATGATCTCCCTGCTCACAGTCGTACTCCAATGCAGCAGCTTTAGTTTGTGCTTCTTGTAGTTGTAAAAGTTTTACTAATTCTGGATTAGAAACTAATTGTGTAGCTGCTCTAACTGATGCTCTAGCAATTATGTAGCGTTGTATTGCTGAAGGTACATCTTCAAAATTACGTAAGTAAGTAACGTCGAAATAAAAGTCTTGAGTAAAGACATCAGTATGGTGAACGTTGTCGTATAATTTTCCATCCTTTTTAACAACATCTCTATTCTTGTCATACAAACCACCATGAATATCATATCTAAGGTAGTCAGTAGGAATTAAAAAATTACCATTAGCATCAGGTGATCTTTTGATATTGTCTTCTTTGTTAAAATGCCATCCTTCATTCTGTACATCTTTAGTAGATTCCATTAATAGGTTATGTACAAGAGCTATTTCTGGATTTCCTAGAGCAGTAAGATTTAATGAAGTAATAGGTGATTGACCAATACTACCCAAGATAGAGTTAACTGCGGATAGTTCGGTATCGGTTGCTATTTGAGTAGTCATAGTTTATTAAATGTTTAATCCGCTTCGAGGGTTGTTTGTCGGTGTATTTAATTTAGGTTTTCTTTTGTTAATTTTTAAAGAACCTGTTGATCCTTTCTTTTTACTTCCATTACCTTCTTTCTTAGATCTGTAATCTGAAGCAGCCTCTAAATTATTTTTACTGTTTAAGATGTAATCTCTTTGTCTTTCAACTGGAACTGTTGCTTGAGGGTTGTCTATCCTTGCAGCACTCATCCCAGAACCTGAGATATATTCTTCATCATCTCTTTCACTAAACTTCATTTCATCTTGAACATTTAACAAACCCCACATTGGATGCCTAGCTTTTTCCGAATTAAAATCGAAGCCACTGTCTTCAAGTATTTGTCTTTGATTCTCTCGATGTTCTTCAAACCTTCTCTCTTTAGAAGGGTGATATGGTTTTCTGACGCGACCCATCATTGCATTGGAGTCACTAAAAGGTGCACACATAAAAAAAAGGGAGCCGAAGCTCCCGTATAAAGTATATAAATTTAGAACGCTGAAGGAGCTGAAGCACCAACATAAAGTTCTACTGCGGCAGCAGGGTTTAGGTAGTCTGCACCCATTGCCATTCTTCCAAGGATTACGTCACCTTGATAAACAACTGAAACGTCGCCTGAAGTTACCTGAACCTGTGGTCCAATAGCTTCTACAACACCAGCAGCTTCTTTCTGGAAGATCAAACCACATGACTTAGCACCTAACTCAGTGTTAGTACCGTAGTCGTTGTTGATTCCTGTTGAAGCACCAGATGCG